TGGAAATAAATCTTGCCTGGATTGCTAACGGTATATGTTTCTCCGGCTCGTACAGGGAGCATCATTGTCGCATTCCCAGGGTATCTGTTTTGATAGAACTCAAGAATTAAGGCACCGCTGGCTTTGTGTATGACTTTCCCGCCCGTATAGTCACCGCTATTCATATTTTCGAGTCTCAGCCAACCATCTTCGCTCGGAGTGTAATCCCCTGCACCAATTTGAACGTACGATCCATAGTTAGGCATCATCCGTGCCGGAATAGGAATAGTTACATTCCCATCAGTTCTCGGCGAAATTCCGTTGACACTACGAACGAGATTGGGCTTACCGCTCACGCCCGTCCAAGGCACCGTATCCGCCGTTCCTGCGGTCTTCGCCTTGGCGTTGATGCCCAAGTACGTCGAGGCGGCGTCGGCCTTCGTGAGGTACGGCGTCAGGTCGGGGGCGGGGGCCTCGGCTGCCGAAATCGCTCCGATGTTCTTTCGCGCCTGCGCCTGCTGGGCTGTCGTGAGCGTCTGCGCATCATATACGACAGCATGCGCATTCTGCGACGCATATTGCTGAGCGAGATCGCGCGCGGCCTCCGCGGCCTTCTGCGCGTTAGCGGCTGAGGTAGCGCTAGACGCGGCGGCTTTTTGTGAATTCGCGGCATTCGTAGCAGAGGTCGACGCGGCAGAAGCAGACGAGGCGGCGGAAGTCTTTGATGCCGCGGCATTCGTCTCGCTAGCCTTTGCGGCCGACGCACTGGACGCCGCCGCAGACTTGGACGAAGACGCCGCGGTCTCGGACGTCTTGGCATTGGTCTCCGAGGTCTTGGCATTAGCTTCGCTAGCCTTAGCCGCGCTTGCGCTCGCAGCCGCTACGTTCTTAGACGAAAGGGCATTAGTCTCCGACGTTTTTGCCGCAGATGCACTGGCCGCCGCTGCATCCTGTGAAGCCTTTGCCGCAGTCTCACTAGCCTTCGAATTCGTCTCGCTAGTCTTGGCCGCCGCCGCGCTCGATGCCGCCGCGTTCTTCGAAGAGAGCGCAGAGGCTTCAGAGGCATCAGCCGCATCCGCACTAGCCTTCGCCTGCTGAGCGTAGTACTTCGATGAGTAGTCAACCTCCGTTCCGTCCGGGACGTTGCCTTCAGTCACCTTGCCGTCCATCTTAACCGCCCACGCCTGAGCGAGCTGAGCATTCCACTTGGACGAATAGCCGTCATCGGCGACCGTGTAGTCCGTGCCGTCTTCGGTCTCTACGCCCGTCGTCCATGTTGCCCACCGCTTGGAAAGGTCACTACTGGCCTTCGATTCGCCGGCAGAAGCCGCGGAGTTCTGTGCTTGAGTCGTGGCCTCGGTCACCTTTTGGGTCATCACGGCCATGTTCTGATTGATTTCTTCGCGGATGCCGTCCGTGTCGGTCACGGCCTGCCGAGCAATCTTCTTCGCCTCTTCCGCCGTCGCATTCGCCGCGCCGGCCGTGCCCACGGCCTGAGTAGCCGCAGTGCTTGCATTCTGAGCCATCGTCTTCGCGGCATTGGCCGTCGTGACGGCCTGCTGAGCCGTATTAAGCGCAGAATTGGCCGTTGTGACTGCCTGAGAGGCATTATTAGATGCCTCAGTCGCCGCAGTGACGGCATTAGCCGCGTTGCTCTCAGCCTTTTTGATGCGACCATCAAACGAATTGACGGTCGCGGTTAAGGTGTTGACCTTACCAATCGCAGAATTCGCAGTAGAGAGCGCCTCGGCCGCATTTTGCTGAGCCGTATTCGCCGTGTTGAGCGCTTCAGTAGCCTTATTCAACGCCTCGGTCGCGTCGCCCGTAGCCTCGAACATATAGTCGCCGAGGTCATTGATCGCGTCCTCTGTCTGCGTAAGGACAGACTGCCCACTTATTGCTCCGGTCGGCGTTTTGACGTAATGGAAATGAAATTCTTTTGATGCCATGCCTTACTACTCCGGCAGTTTGACAAAATAAGCGAGACGATAGAAAGGCGGACGGTCTAGCGTGAGCGTCTGCGCTTCGGATGAGCTCGTGATTGTGTGCGTATGCCCCTGCCCGCCACCGGTCGAGTTTAGATTCATCGTGTGCGAGTGCGAGCCGCCAGACGACGTTTCCCCGGACCACGTTCTCGAAGCCGCAAAGGACGCGCGAGGAGAGCCGTTTTCTGAGTCGCGGTTGTCGCAGTTGGAATAGTTCCCGTTTTGATAAAAGGCCCCCTCGACATAGCGGATCTTGTGATCGTCCACGGGGATCGCGCCTGTAATCTCCATCGTGCCGCGAGTGTGCGTATGCGCGCCCGCAGTCGATGAACTGCCTGTGTGCGTGTGCGCGGGCATCTGCTCGACCGTAAGCACCGTCTCCCCGACCGTGCCGTTGACGGTCACGCCCGGGATTGAAAGGTTGAGGCTACCTCCCGTCTGTCCCGCCTGCGCGACCGTGCTCGACAGGAGGAACTTATCCATCAGGTTCGGGACGTTCCCGCCCAAGCCGTCTGTGCCGCCGTCGCAAAGTACGTACCGCTCGTCGGCGACGCTCTCACCCCACGGGATCAAGCGGCGACCGTCAGAGCCGCCGAGCCGACAGTTATAGAAGGGCGTGATCTGACCCGCGATAACGGATGGCGCATCAAGGTTCTTCCATACAGTCTTATCCGATCCGGGAGCGACTACACCCTTGGCGGTGTTGGGGCCGTTCGCTACGAGGCACCGGCACTTTGTACCCGTGGCGGAGAAGATTTCATTGCCCGGCTCATAGTCAAGCGAGGCGGAGTACTTCATGACCCCGCCTTGCTGGTAGTAAACCAAAAAGGACGAAAGCAAATTCAGTACGGAGTTAAAGTCTTCGCGTTTCGGCGGGATGCCGCCCTCACCGATAGGGCGGGAGTTCCATGCCCCCCAGCCTTCTTCTTGACTGAGTCGCCCCGCACCGGCTTCTTGAGCCGTCACAGGGACCGCGGCCTTGTCGCCGTTTTGGGCAATTGGGCACGACAAAAGATGAGGTGGATATTTGCTCATTCTTTGAACACTCTCTTCCAAACGAGAACGGCAAGACCAGCAGTCAAAGCCGTAAAACCGGCAATGCCGCACAAAATCAGCACGCCAATTACCTGAAGTAAAATTGTTTCTATGGATCGCCCGCAGTGAAGGTGATCAATAAAAGCCCCGCTTGGCCTGCACGTCAGCGGGGTTTGCTATTTCAGCAAGCTAATTCCAAAGCACACAATGGCAAAGGCTACAGCCGCGACCAAAGCGACAAGCACCCAAGCGGCCGCCTTGCCATGAGCCGGCAGATTCTTTTCGCTCAGCAACATCCGCACCTCCCGATTGATCTCCAGTAAAATCTTCATGTCTGATCCTCTTCATCAGATACGAAAAACCCCGCAAGACCGTCACTCCCTGCGGGGTTTGCTATTTCCGAAACCACTCAAGAATCTGCGAGATAGCTCCGACTATTTGTTTGAGGCCGATACCGATTCCGGCAAGCCCGATGCCATAGGCGAAAAGCTGACCGTAGAGCGGAAGATCAGGCGTCGTCATAAGTCTCACCAAGTCAAATGAAGGTAAAATATCCATATGTCCTCAGGTGAGTTGAGGTACAAACAACCCCGCAGGCCGCTACACCTGTGGGGTTTACTTTTTCCAAAGCTCTTTGATAGCCCTAACCGCCTTTGCGGTTACCAAGATCGCCACCGCATAAGCGATAACGTATATCGAGAAAGGTAGTTCTTGAGCCATATAGGGGGCCCTCACTAGCTCTAAAATTGGTTCCATTGAGCACCTGTCCAGAAGGTGGTCAAGAAAAACCCCGCTAAGGCCGCGAACCTTGCGGGGTTTGCTTTTTTCTCGCTACGTGGCTTCGCGCTGAGTGAATCACGTTTCAATCGTTCGCCCGGGGTTAAATACCCCAAAGTCAAAGGGTTGCAGATCCTGCCCGGCGAAGCCGAAGATCTTCTCGTCCGGGTAAATGATAAGAAAGTTCGTCAGCACGCCAGCGGGTCGGTTCAGCAGTCCGTAGGTTTGAAGGATCTGCGCTTGGAGATCGCTGATGGCGCCGATAACGACGATGCTTTGAATCGACATGTTCTGATAGTCGACTACGAATACCCGAGTATCTGTCAGTTGCGACAGCATGTTGTTCATCGTCGAGACCGTTGCGTTGGCGAGGTTGCATCGCGCTCGATAGAGGAGCAGAAAGCGGTAGTAATCATCATCGAAGCGGCACCACTCGCCCTTGACTTTCAGAAGCCGGTCCACGCCGACGCGCTGACCCCACCAATCAAGATAGACGCCCTGCGCGGTCTGCATGTCCGCGACCATGCCGTGCAAATCCACCATATCTTGTGTTGCGTCGATCTCCTGCCGAACCTTCTCCGCGACGCCACGGATGCGCTTCGCGTGCGCGTACTGAGACTGAATGGCGTCCGTCGTCATGTCCGCGAAGTCGGCCTCGTCGCGCACGTCATCGACGTCGAGGATGTCTTGCCAAGTCTGAGTATCAGCCATGTCGGCCTCCGAAGACTAGCGAAATGGTCTCCTCGCTGAGCGTAGGACTTTCGTCCGCGGGCACATCGATGGACGTCGCCAGCCCCCTGTTATTGAGTCCGAGGAGTATTTGATTGATCGGGCTGTCCGTGACGCTCTGGATGCATCGATAGAAGCGGCTCGCGTAGACCGTAGTCGCCAGCTTCACGCGCGGATTCGAGAGCTCGCCGAGGAAGTCCGAGATGAGCGCTTTCTTGACCTTCGACTGAGTCTCAGCGTCCATACTATCGGCGAAGAAAGTCACCTGGATCTTGAGAGCAACCGCCGTCGGCCTCACGATGTTGTACGTGTATGAGGCGTTGAAGTGCTCCGTGTCCACGTAGTTCACCTGCGTCGTTCCGACCGTCCCGCATCCGGCGCTCTTGCGCTGGAAGATCGTCTCGGCGATGGCCTCGTCGTCGCCGCCCACGATGCATACCGCGATGCTGTGCGCCGTCAAGGTGATGCCGTACTGCTGTTGCGGCTGGTTCGTGTAGTTTTCGAGGACCACGCAGTCGAGGACGCCGTCGAGCTCAGAGAGGTTCGCCTGGACGTTCGCTACGGTCCCGTTGGCGTTGACTGCATAGCTCTCGATCATGCGATTCAGCAGCTCGCCGTCCGGCTCTGCGACGCGGCCCGTGACGCCCGCGGCGGCGTTCGTCACGCTATCCCAGCCCGCTATCACGGTTACGATCTGCGTCACCGTGCCCGGTCCGATCTCGATAGCTCCGTGCTCGACGGCCGAAAAGGTCGTCTCGACGGAGCCGGAGTCCGGGATCGTCACGCCACCGCCAACGCTGTGCCGGAGCTGATGGCCCTGAGTATCCTGCACGATCGCCCCGTATGGGATCACCGTCCCCCGGAGGCCCGTGCAGGTGCAGACGACGACGGTCGGCTCGGAGACGTGCCGCGTGAGGCCGTAGAGCGCCGCGAGCGCGTCGAGCCAGATGCCCGTTGCCGTGCGCGGGTTCAATTGGTTCGCCAGAAAGGCCACTTCGGAGTTCTTCGCCGCCGCCTCGGTCGTGATGATGTCCGCGACCTGCCCCATCGGGGAGGACGGATCGACGTTCAGCGGGGGATCGCCGTCTTTGGTCTTGAAAGCCTCCTGCAGGCCAGACGCGATATCGTCGCGGACCTCTTGGGTCGTCGGCACGACTACGCCGGACCGTGGATCAAATTTCAGCTCGGCCATTCATGCCCTCTTCTGTAGTGATTTCGATCTCTGCGCTCAATGTTCTTGTCGCCGGATCCAGCTTCTTAAGCGTCACCGAGTTCACAGTGAGCACACCCGGGACGCTTGACGCCGCCGTGCGCAGATCCTCGGTCGTGACGGCCTCCTGAATCGGCTGGGCGATCTGGTCCTCAAACCACTTTATACCCTGATCCCATCGGAAGACCGCGTCATGATAGAAGAGGCGTCCTTCGTTGCAGACATTCTGACAGATCGCCTGCGCGCCCCGGATCATCGAAAGATCCCCGTTGCCGTCCACCGTGAGATCCCAGTCGTCTGATAGCTCCGCCGTGTAGGCCGTATGCGTCATGCTTTCTCCTAGTGAGGCGTGCCCGTCTCGCCGTCTGGGCAGGTATGCACGTGCCCTTGCAGGCTGATGCCTCCGGCCGTAACGTCCCCGGTCGTCGTGAGGCTACCCGTCACGCTTGCGCCGCCGCCCCCGCTCACCGAGAGCCCGGACAAGCCGGAGATGTGCCCCTTCACGGAGAGGTTCCCGTCGATCTGCACGTTCCCCGTGATGTGTGTCTGGGGAGTGTTGATCGTCGCCTGCTGAGTGTTTATGTCGCAGGACGACGTCGCGTTGATCGTCTTCGCGTTCGTGTTCACGACGACCGTCTCCGGCGCCGTGATCGTGATATCTCCCGAGTCCTCGATGCGCACGAAAGTCGTCGGCGTCTGCCCCCAGAAGCCCCCGAGGTAGAAGCCATCGCTCATGTCGTAGCATCGGAAGCTACCCGGTTGAACAGCTTCGTTTCCGCCCGTAAGCGTCGACACGTCTTGCTGTGCGAAGACAGCCAAACCAACGTCCCCAGGCTTCGGGTCACAAATCAGTGCGGCCGTGCCGTGCTGAAGCCGAAACCACCTGAGCTTAGGAATGGAAACAGGCTCGAGCGCCTCGCCGGACGCACTTCGCATCTTGACTAGCGGCGTCGCGCTCAGGTATCCAGCGCCCGCACCATCACCGGGACGCGTGATCGTGTCCACTCGCACGGGAATCGCGGTATTGACCATGCCCTTGATGACCGAGCGAATCAGAAAATCCAGGACGTTGATTTGTGAGCCCGATGTAAACGCGTTCTGCGGCTGTGCGTACTCTGACATTTCATTCTCCTAACCACATGCCATCAAAGGACGTTTCCCAAGAACTCGCCCCAGGGTTGTGCGCGCTCAAAGAATGTTGAAGCTGAGTGATCTTCCATACGCCTGAAGCATGAGGGACGATCGTCTGCACACTCACCGCCGCCGCCACTCGTAGCTCTGGACGGAAAAACGTCCTGCACTGGATGCCCGTATTCGTAAACGTCGGATACCCAATCATCCCTGTGTCAGCAGAGACAACGGGCACGCCGCCTTCTGCACGCCTTACGCCGTCCTTCGGCACAACGATCGTCTTGTCGTCATCAAAGATGATGTCCGCGCCTGCGGCATTCGCAACCGTTTTCATCTTTGTGATCGGGTCTCCGTAGACCGTCATGTCAGAAACCGTTGCCTGCACACCGTCGTTTTGATACTCGAACCCCGCCTGCGCACTCTGAGACTTGATAAAGTCCCCGACGTCCTGAGACCCCTGCACGCTCACAGTCGACGCGGGCTCGAGGAGCGGGTATGCGCCAACCTGCGCTTCTATCTTGAGCACGGGGCTCGAACCGTTGAGATCGGCGTATGCAACCGTGACGCACCCGCGAAAAATCACAGGCAACTCCTGCCCCTGCTCACCGGCCGCGATCTCTATCGCATTCCACCTACGACCGAGAGGCTTGAAGGCGAGTGTCGTCAATTGCCCCATGGTGTCGAGCGACAGGCCGTAAATCTCAACCTGCGCCGTCGCGAAATCCACGCCCCCCGTCTTTGAGATTGCTACATTCGTGGCAAAGCCTTGGAAGGTGTGCTGGTTGTTCACACCGCTCTTGTCAAGAGTGATTGTTACTCGGATGTCCTTTAAGCTGTAAGTGCTCGCCATTCTTCTTCCGTCGCGTAGTTGAGCGTAAAGCGGTCGCCCAGTGCATCGTATTGAGGCGATGCGGATTTTCCACCGCTGTCAAGAAAGAAAAGCCTGCCTGCGAAATCAGGCGTATTCCACACGGGGATAGGCGACATCGTGCGGCACACGTGGCTGTCGCAAATCTTGACCTCATCAGCCGTTAGCGTGAGATACAAAAAGCCGCCCATCTGCCGCAGATTTATAACGCAGTTTTGCCCATCAAGGACGATGGAAAACTCCTGATTAGGAAGCGTCTGCAGTGGTATGCGTATCATCATTTTCCTCGCGAAAAGAGATCGGCAACGAGGCCCCCTTGCGCCTGCCCCGTCTGCACCTTGTTCGCTGCATTGGCGCTCTTGGGTGCCCACGCAACAGACGCCCCGCCGACCTTTGCCGATTGCACCTCTCGGAAATCAACATGGATTTCAAGCGCGTTAGCTCCGTTCGTTGCCGAGCGTGTATAGCCGTACGACACGACAGCCATGCGGCTATACACCTTAGAGGGCGTTAGGATGCGAAAGAGCTGCACACCGCATCGGTAGGACTCGAGCCTGGAAACGGCTTCCTGCTGTGCCTGATAGTCGCCAGAGAAAAGGAGGCTGACAGAACACTCGGACGGCTGAGGCACTTTGTCATAAGCGTATAACGCCCCGTTTTCCTGCGGCTCCGTCGGAACATTGGCTGTCGAGTTGTCCTCGAATCCATCAAGTGCCGTGTAGCCGCAGAACGGCCGCGCATTCTCGTCAACGATTGCCCAAACTTCGGCCATCATTTCCTCACTTTGAAATTACGCCTGACTGCGCTGCCACAAGCATGCGATTTCGACGGCTCAACGCATTGTCCATCGCGCCGCCAACGGCCTGCCCGACGGCCTCAGGGTTGCCATTCGTCTGAATGTTGTTTGTCACCTGAATCTGCATGTCGTTCGTCACGCCCGGGCCTGCGATTGCAGACTTAGCTGCCGCAAAGCTCCCGACAGTTGCCTGCATAGGCGTCTCACTGAAGAAGCCCGAAAGCGCATCACCTAAGCGAGCGAGCGTGTCGGACGAGCTTTCCTGCGATGGCATGCCGGCGTAGGCAACCGGAGCATCGTACTTGACACGAACGATCTTCGGATCGTTTACTCGAACTGGAGCTTCCGCCCCCTTCTCGTCGCTATCGTTCCCCGAGAAAAAGTCCGCAATGCCGCCGAAAGTATCCTTGATGACGCCCTTGGCAGAGTCCACGACGCCTGATGCCGCGCCCTTGATCTTCCCGCCAATATCGAGAGCATCAGAAATCCACGCGCTAAGTTGGTCGACCAACGCCTTGAACGAGCTCATCGCCCAGTCAATGGCAGACTGTATCCCGCGTTCAATTGCGTCTCCTATAGCGTCACCCAGTGCGCCAACAGCCTCAATCGTTTGCTCGATCGAACCGGCTACGCGATCCGGCAGGGAGGCGAAGAACTCACCGACACCGCCGAAGAAATCCGCCACGCCTTCTTTGAAGGAGCTGCCGATTGACTTGATCGCGTCCCACAATTCGCCGAGAGCCTTGACGGCTTCAGCCGGGAGATTGATGAGGGCGTCAAGCCATTCCTGACAGGTCTCGCGGATCGCCTGAATCCTTTCATCAGATACGCCGATAAAGCTCAGGAAGCGGCCGAGAATCGAGTTCCCGCCCCGAATGAAAGCGAAGAGATCATCGAAAGCCAGCGCGAGAGCAACCACAGCGGCCGTTACGACGGCCACGGGGTTCGCGAGCATCGTCGCGTTGAGCGCTGCCACGATACCCTGACCGCTCTTGAGCACCTTGAAAAACGTCGACGAGGCCGTGATTGCCTGAATGATCGACCGCCCATAAGTAGCAGCCAAAACAGTCCCGACACCCGCCAAAACGAGCTTGACTGCGCGGCTGTGCTCTCGGATGAAGGCAACGCCGTCGCCGATCACCTTTAGCACCTTGTTCACGACCGGGAGCACGGTAACGGCGAGCATGTTGGCGAGAGCCTGCGCCTGATCCGTGAACTGCCGCCAACGGATGTTCATCTCGCGCGCGGCTTTTGCCTGTTCCGGGGTGAAGGCGACGCCCTTGTATGCCTCGGCCGCATCGTTCGCGCTGTCCTTGAACTTAGTAAAGACTGCGGCCGCATCCTGGCTCAGCCCCATCGCATTCAAAAAGTGCGATGCCTGCTGATCGGTCATGCCCTTGACGGCCTCGCCCATGCGGAAAAACTCATCCGCTGAGCGGCGTTTGTCTACTATCCACGACTCAAGTGCGCTTTTGAATGCCTCCTCGCTACCGCCGGCATCACGATTAGCCTTCGCCCACGCGTCGATCTTGTCTGTGGCAACGCCCGTTCTCTCACTCAGAATGTCGAGACTCTCGCCCATCTGAGAAAGATTCTGAAAGAGCTGCTGGCCCGAAAAGACCGCGACGAATGGCGCAACTACCCGCTTGAAAAGCGTGCCGAGCTTTCCCATGCGACCTGCCAGATCATCCATGGCGCGCCCGGTAATGAGCGAGGCCTTCTGCCCTGCCGTTCCGATCGCCATGATGCGCTCAGCCACCTCATCAGAGACTCCGCCGAGCATAAGCGTCGACTTGGACGCGCTGGCTGCCATCTGATCGATTTCGGCACCGCTCACCTCCATTCGCTTGCCGAGGTCAGAGACGGCCTTGGACGCGCTCTCGAGCCCTTTGTTCAGCTCCTCGCTGTCGAGGCCGAGAGCGATTACGAGTCTGTCTACTACACTAGCCATTTTCTTTCTCTAGCCTTTGTTGTGCGAGCCACGAATGGTAGTTGCGGAGCTCTAAAACCTCGAGGAGTTCATAGGCCTCCTCGAGCGTCAATTTTTCTTTGAGTTCGACCATACTGGCCAAACCTGCGGCGACAATCGCGCCGCAGATTTTGGGAACATTCGCAAAGGACGCCACGCCCTTTACTTTGAGGCAGGCGTTTCGGTACTTTGCGGCATAAGGGACTTCAAGGCGTCGCCATCGAAGAAAAAACCGAAGTTCCGGCGAAGTGATTCAATCCTGAGCTTCGTCAGCGTCAACGGGCTCTCGATGACGGCGCACGCGGACTCACCTTCGAGGCGGCGCAGCGCATTGCCCTGCACAAGCGTGCAGCACGAAAGGAGATCGTCAAGCAGAGGACGTGCCTCGTCGTAGGGAATCGTGAGGATGGTCTTCAGCAAATCCGCGGGCTTGTCGCTGAAAACCTGCTGAATGTCGTCAACGTTACGCCCCATGGCAAAAGCCGCGCGATACATCCACTGCTCGGCCTTGTAAGCCGACATGGGCGTAATCGTGAAGCTCTTGAGCGTCGTACCGTCCTGCACTTCAAGCTTAGAGATGTCCATTGCTCCTCCTTACAGCACGCGCTCAAAGTCAAAGCCCCACTGCGTCGGCTGCATCGTGCGAGACGCCGCCGACATCGGAGGAGCGCTCTTGAGAACGCCCTTCACGAACGTGCGCGTGACCCCCAGCGAAGGGATGTAGCACGTTAGAGTGCATTCATACGGCTTATCGTTCGCCTCCATGCAATCGCGCACATACTCAAGCGCAGAGGCAGACGGAGAGGAGGCTTCGAGCGTGAGCGTCACAGACGAAATGTTCTTGATCACGCCTGCCACCATGTATCCATCGACAGAGCGACGCGTTTCCGCCATCTCGATCGAGTCGCTGGAGAAAATGCCGTCGGCGCTGAACTGCTGAAGCTGAATGCCGGACGGGTAAAGCTCATCTACAGTAAGAACGAGCTGGGCGTTCGCGGACGTGACGTCAAAATTAGAGCTGGCCATTTTATGCCCCTAAAAAGAGGCCCCAACGGTCAAACCGTCAGGGCCGATGATGTTCACTAGATAACTGCAATCACTTCTGCGGAAAGAGCCTGAACGCTTCCCGCATACGCGTAGAAGATTGTCACGGAAGGCGCTTCGCGGTTCGCACGACCTGCGGCATCGGGCAGGGTGATGCCGAGCCAATAGCCCTTGGAGGTGATCGCTCGAATCACGTCCTCGCCGTCGTCGCCCGTCTCCTGCATGATCTGCGCTTTCTGCGATTCATTGAGCGCGAGACCGGCGTCAATCACGCCGTTATTGATGCAGCGGTTAATCGGATCCTGGCACCACGCGCGAATCAGTGCCTCGCCTGCGGCGTTGTACGGTACTCGGTTGACGTTCTTGAAGCCAGACATGCAGCTCGTCTGGATCGCGGAGCGCAGATAGATCGAGCCATAGAGCACGTCAACAAAGCCGTAGAAGTCGCTAGAGAGCGTTCCGCGGTTGAAGAACTGGAACTGATCGTTACGCGTAGCGTACTGGCCGATGAAGTTGATGCGGTTGCTCTCAAGCGCGTTCGCAACGGATTCCTCGAGAACGTTCGGGGAAAGGCCGGAGGCATACTTGGCAAACCAAGTCTTCATGCCCTGCGTGCGGTTCCAAGCGATAGAAGCGCCGCAGGCCATTGCCATAGCGGAAAGTCCCCACGTCGGGAAGTAGATCGGGACTACGACGTCGTACTTATCAACAATCTTTGCAAGCGCGCCGTTCGAAGCCGTCAGCGTGCTTTCAAGATTCTTGTCGCTAGACCACGGGAAGTAAACGAAGTCGTCGTAGATGTCCGCCCACGCGGCAAGAGCTTCAATTTCTTCAAGCTCGGCCTCCCAGAGGGTCGTAAAGCCCACCCAGTTTCGCGTGACGGCGCAGACGGCTTCCATGTTGGCCGCCTCGGTCATGGCATCAACACCCTGAGAGACGACTGCGCCTGCGGCCTGCGTCAGGCCGAGCATTTCGCTGAGGTCGGTGCCGCTGTCGGACTTAGAGGCGTAGCCAATCGTTGCAGCCTTGCCCTTCGTGTCCGTCGTAAACGTGAAGGCGTTGAGATTGCTGTCGTACGTGCCCTTGACGTCTGAGATCGCCGTAGCAATTATCGTCGCGGCATCAGAGAGCGAAGTAGCAGAGGAGAGATCGATCGAATCGGCCTTCTTTTCCTGACCGCCGACGCTAATCTTGAAAGAGCCGTCAGTGATTTTCTTCAGGGCTTCGAGCGTAACGGAAAGCTCGCCGCCGCGAATCCAAGCGCCGTCAGCCTCGGTGACACGGCGTGCGATCACAAGAGACTTCGGCGCGCTCTGCTGGTTCTGCACGCCGCCGAAGTACTGCTGAGCAAAAGCCGTCTCTTCGGCCTCGGCTCCGAACATGGCAGACACATCCGACGTCGACGAAAAGGCTACCGCAGGCGTACCGGCGGGTAGAACCGTGTTCTTCGTGAGCAGGAGCCCATTGGTTTCAAGATCGCTACCGCCGCCGCTGATTACGCGCGGAGAGACCGCAACGATGCGGGATGCAGGCAAAGACATATGGATATCCTCCAATAAAAAAGCGCCTCTGCGGGGCGCTCCTTGGGTAAGTTAATTAAGACAATGCACATCAGCGCGGCGGGAATCGCACATCGACGTTATGCACGCCGACATGCACGGCATTAGTGCTTTCAACATCAAGCCTGACGACGTGCGTGTAGGTGATGTGGAGCGTCGTCGTCCATCGCTGAACGAACTGATTTTCATCTACCACCACGGTTGTATTGCGAACGTCATCAGCGTAGAGACTGGATAGGCCGTACTTCTGAAAGAAGTCGCAGCCTGACACCGTTCTGGCCACCGTCGCGACCGATTCTGCGCGCATACGGGCCGTTTCCGGATGATCGCTATAGACGTCGACTTGAACGCTCATCTCGACCAATCTAGAGACCACGGCGTCCATTTTCTGAGTCGCCGTGTCCCACTCATAGGCCTCGACGGGCGTCCCGATCTCACGGTGCGCGATGATCGTATTAACGACGTAATCGCGCGAGTCCGGCAGAGAAAGGTTGTTTTGATTTCCCGCGATGACGTGCGTAGCCTCAAGGCCGGACATCATCAGCAACTCGAAGTCTTTGACGGCCTTGTAGACCGTCTCATCGGAGACGATCGTAGAGCGCGTAGGAGGGCTTTGCATCATAACCATACAATCCCCTGCGGCGGGCTTAGCTGAAGCGTAGCGCGCACACTCAACCAGTTGACGCCTGAAAAGTTTTCTAGAACCGCATCTACAGCCCATACAGTCCCGTCCTTACGCAGGATGTAATCCCCTGCGCGGGAGATCGGGCGAAAGATGCCTGCGGTCTGTTTTGCAAAGTCCTTCGGGGCGAATAGGTAGAACTTACGCACGACCGAGTTTGCCCCCGCCATGTCGGCATGGAACAGCGCCGCATCGCCCTCGCTTTGCACCTGTGCCAGGACGCCCATAGTGCGCTCGTACTGCGGAGCGGCAAAGCCATTTTCATCAGGCACTGACCCCGTTGAGTGAAGTAGCTGAACCTCCTCATCCGGGTGGATCGCATTGATCGATCCGCGTACCACTGCATGTAAATTTAGCCCCATACAACTCCCAGATTCTCAACCGTGAAGCTCATGTTCACTTGACCTCAAAGGCGATTGAGTGAAGCAACGCCCCCGACAAAACCATCGGTTGCGTCGTGGCGGAGCTGGCTTTCGACGAGTGATTTTTTCCCCCAGTCTTACGCCCTGCAGACTGCGCGGCGTAAAGCTCCATCGTGAGCGGCGCGCGCTCTTGGAACTTTTCCTTTGTCGTCCCGCCACTTGCAATGGTTGCCTGCACGTCTTGTGCGGCGACAGTGCCTAGTACAGTCAGAGCAGACGCGGGGTCTTGCAACCCCCGTAGCGCCTTCTTCAGCACGCCCTTCCATTTTTCTTGCTCGGCAACGAGCGTCCCTCGCAGGAACGGTCTGGGCGGGTTTACTAATGCCGCCCCCGGCTTGATGGCCGCCTTGCTGAAGTCCGGGCGCCCCCGATCACTTAGGGGCACCGGGCGTCCAATGGCACCACTCAGGAAAAGCGATTGCTTCGGCGTGACGCGCTGAGCCCAGCCGAACTCAACGTACTGCGCGTATTCGGCAATGCTTGCGTCAGTCACCCCAACCTCGACCACTTTCGCGGCACGATTCCCGTACTGTTTGGCGAGGCCCTCAAGCCTTTGCGTCACCTTGCCTGCGTCAACCTTGATGCCCATCATTACCCCCACGGGTGATAGTTGTCAGAGACGTACAGGCGTCCTCCGAGACGGTATTTGCCCGTCATCATCCAATACGTAGACCCACAGGGCGTCTGATTCCACCACTGCGCGGACTGCGAGTTGCTCTTGATGAGATCGAAGGATGACGACACCGAGCCTTCTGATGCACTGGCCACGCGACCGGGCTGATCGCCGCGCGTAGAGAGCGTGGCCATATGACACAGCGCGTAATAGAGAAGCACTTTACGCTCGAGCACTGGGGGCGTCGCATCAGGATCGAACGGGGCAAAGCTATCTGCGTCAGTCGTGCCGACGATCGCCCCCACCTGATCCCACAGCACACCCAAGAGCACATCATTGATGACGGTCTCTGTCAGCCCTGGGAACCATGAGCGGAATTCTTCAATATCAAGCGCTACGTTCATTTTTAGGCCTCGATGTCTTTTACCTTCTCAACGCCGACCGAAGCCGGATCGACAGGCTCGACGCCCGTGCGCATCTCGGCAATCTCATCGCGGCGCGCCTTGAATTCCTTCTCGCTCCTCATCTCCCAGAGGAGCGGGGGCATGGCGGTGAAGGCGCGCTCGCCACCATGTTTGCGCTTGATGTCCTCCCAGTCTCGGCGTGCTACGCCCACCAGGACGGCATTCCCTGCACCGAGGAGAACGCCCTTGGCCTGCCCCCTTAGCGCGTGATTAACCCCCGGGAAAACAACGGTTTTCGTGCCACCATTGCCATTGTCAACGTCATCAAACTTGAGCCCGAGGGGCATGCCGCAGGCAATGTAAATGATCTCATCGCCTGCGATGTCAGAAACCTTCTTTGCTTCCTGCTCAGCGGTGTCGGCAATGATGCCCGTGGTGCCGAGAGCAGAAGCCTTACGAGTACGAGTAGTGCGAGCCATAAAAAACCTATTCGTGACAAGAGTTTGGGCAGGGCAGGCGTGAACCCGCCCCGCCGTGGAGATAAAGGCCGTTCGTAACGGCCTGCGAGTTTTAGATGCCGACCATCGTCGCAACGAGGCTCGGGCGGCGAATCACGCAACCCCACGTGCCGGCCGTGGCCTTCTGCGTGAAGCTGGATTCATGCGCGATCAGGCGACCGAGGCCGAAGGCGCGGGAGAAGGCGGAGAAGCCCGTCTCGTCGCCATACACTTCCTTGACCGTCATGTAAAGCATTTCACCGGAGGCCGTAGAGAGCTCGGGAAGCTGAACGATTTCGATGTTCGGATAGTTTTCCTGCAGCATGACCTTGGCCGTCTTGCCAAACTGATTCGGCTGAGTCAGGTAGCCAATCATCTTGTTGGAGATGCCCAGAACAATCGGGGCGTTCACGTCAAGATGACCGCCATTGTTGGCAGTCAGCTCCTGCCACAGCTTGTTCACGTCATTGAACACGAGCGTGGCCGCGTTGTTCGGGTCGGCCGCGATCTTTTCAGCCCACGTAGATTTGCTATTGACCGACACCGGAGAAATCGATTCCGGGATGTTCGGATCATTGAGCATGCCGTAGATTTCCATGCCCGCAACGCCGTAGAGCTGGAACTTGTTTTCAGCTCGGGCAATGATCTGCGCGGCCGCGTTCTGCTTGCGAGCAGGGAGGTTGACATTGGCCTCGGCGAGCTTCGCCGTTTCGAGATCGCCGTACTTAATCGTCGTCTGATAACGGAAGTTCTGGCGAACCGGGAAGTTGTAGTTGACATCAGTGCTCGTGCCGTTCGCGAAGTCGTTGTACGGCGAGACCTGACCGGCCACTTCTTCCACGCTGAAGGTCGCGTAGTCCTGCGTAAAGGAGCCAACGAGCGTCTTGTCAAAGAACTTCGTGGCATTCGTGACACCGAAGAGCACATCAATGATGCGCGGGTCGACGTACGTGTAGAGAGCCGCAGGCGCGCCGACGTTCGGCTGCGTGGAAAGCGCGGCATCCTGTGCGAGCTGGTCGCGGTTGATGTTCTTGAGGACGATGCGACCGTCCTTTTCATCGAACGGCATAAAGCCGACGGCGTACGGAGCCTCGATGCCGCGCGCCTTGGCATTCAGAAAGTTTTGATCCATATGAATATTCATGGCCTTTGCTCATCACAAAGGCCACTCCTCCAAATAGTTTGTTTAGGGAAGCGTTGCAAGCGCGGTGCCGATAGAGCACGTTCCACCACTCGCCGCCGTGACCGCGTAAAGCTTTTTCGTCGTAGCGTCCAGCACGATGTCGCCGACGGCGTAGGGAAGTTGCGCGTTGGTAGGCGTGAGCGCCGTTGCGGCAATGCCCGTCTGGCTATCAGCGAGAGCGGTTGCAGAGACACGGAAGCAAGAGCCATTCTTGCCCGCCGCCCCAGCCGCGCCTCGTTCGCCTTGGTCGCCCTTGGCGCCCGCAGCCCCCGTTTCGCCTTTAGCCCCAGTCGCACCCGCGACACCCTGAGCACCCGTTGCGCCTTTGAGCCCCGTGAAAGCGAAGGTAAACGTCGGCGCGGTCGTCGTGCCGCCCTTGCTTACCGTGACCTTGGGCGTGCCGACGGTGGCATCAACAGTGGCCGTAGCGGTAATCGTAGGCGTAGCGCCCGTTTCACCCTTAGCGCCCTGTGTACCAGTGTCGCCCTTGGCACCCTGAGCACCGGCGGCACCCTGCGCGCCCGTCTGACCGCGAGGGATGCCGAGCTTCAGAACGCCACCCTCGATGACAGCAGTTGCAGGAGCCCCGGCGGCGAGCGTCGTTGCCTGCGCAGACTGAATGTCAACGCTGGCAGCGGCCTGCAGTCCCGTCTCGACCTTGTTTAGCTTCTCGGCGGTGATGATGTCGCCGCGTTTCCACAACGTAGGAGAGTAAGCCATAAGCCCAACCTCCTTAGCCCGCGGAGGCCTCGTCAACCTTTGCAGAGTCAGCGAGAGCGGCGGCCATTGCGCCGGTCGCAACCGTAACGCCAAAGTTCTGATAAATCACGACATCATCCTTGGCGGCGCTCTTGACGCCGCGGGGGAAGACGACCGTCCAGCCGGTGTCATTCGTCGCACCAGCCGTGCCATAGGTGACCTTGCCCGTCGTCGGGTCGCAGAGGACCGACTGGCCCTCCGTAGCCGCGCCCGTCGCGATGGCGTAGAACTGGCCGCGAATGGCGACCGGGGGGCACGTGCCCTTCGGGTAGACCTGCGTTGCGTCGTCGGTAGGCGCCGGGATCGTCGCGATGACGTCGCGCTCCACGAATCCGACCGGCTTCGCACCGGCCTCAGCCTTGGCCGAGAGGACGTTCTGCTCGGTCTGGGAGGTGCCGTTCAGAGCGACGGCGAAAGCGAATCCGCCCGCCGGGACCGTGCCGTCCGAGACGAAGTTGAAGGCCGTGTAAACGGCCTGCTTCGGATTCACTTCCTGACCAGCAATGCCGACGGCAGGATCAGTCTTAACAACTGCCTGAAAACCCATGATTAATACCCCTTCTTGATTTGAGAAAGCTTAGTGGAGAGAATGGAGTCGGCCTTGCCCGTCTTGAGCTGGGCGTCCTGAGCGAGCGAGCGCTTGGCAGAGACCTTCTTGCCGGCCATGAAGGCGAGATAAGCGGTGCGGGCGGCTTCGGGACGAACGCCCTTGATGCTCACACCCTCCTGCTCCAGCGCGGCCAAATAGACGCTTTCGGCAGAGTCGTAGGCATTGAAGCGGACGCGACCGAGCGTCTGAGCGCACTCATCCATTGCCGTAAAGCGTCGAGCGATGCGGCGTTCGACACGCTTAAGCGCGGCGTCCTGCCCCAGTGCGCGTTCTTCGCCTTCGGATTCATGCTCACGATCGAGCTTTTCAGGCTCGGTCTTTTCCTTTCGTTCGCCATAGCGCACACCCTCGGCAAACGCCTTCTGGAACTCTTCAGGCTCCTCGTCGTAGCCGCAGGCCTTCAGGCCGTCCTGGATGAGCTGAGCGCACTCGTCCTCATCTTCGGCAGGCTTTTCGGCCTCTTCACCGATGTTGATGTCCTCATCTTCGGCCTCGGCTTCGGCATAGGCGAGCCCCTTGAGCGCATCGGCAAAGCCTTCGGCATCCTCAGGCTTCATGCCCTTGGGAACCATTTCGGCGATGATTCGCTTGATGGCTGCGTCCTTGTCCTCGTCAGCGGCTTGCGCCTCTTCAGCGGGCTTGTCGACCACATTCCCCTCCTCGTCCTGCTCATGCAGGTCTTTGATCCCATCGGCGGCAGCGGCGATTGCGTCAGCAAGTGCCACCTCCTTCTTCTCGACGGCAGGATCGCCGTCAGCTGCGGCTACGGGAGCCGCGTTCTTTTCCGTCACGTCCATAGGTTGAGCCTCTCTTAAGTGACTGTCTTGCACCAACACATCGCGCCCCGCGCGGCCCTGCTCCACCAGCGCAACATGGTTGGCGGTAATGTCACGCATAACGAAGTCATAGTCTTCGCCGTCCGGCGTCTTGCCAGGGATGAAGTCAGGGGTATATCTGTACGAAAGAGACAACTCACGCATCGACCCATCGACGATGCGCTTGATTGCATCCTCAACAGTGAAGTGCAGCGAGTTGTCTAGGTATGGCGCTCTAAATGCGCCGTCTGTCCCAGTGGAGCCGACGCGCGTTTTGATCTGCGGCGCGTCTGCGTAGTCTGGATGATGGTTGAGCTGAATCGGGATGCCGTTCGTGCTCTCGATCGTCTCGGGCTTGCTCAGCTCCTCTGGCGGGCAGTATCCGCGATAGATCTTCTGCGGATCGAGCCTCAGACGCTCCCAGTCAGGCACCTCATGCCCGTAGTACGGTCGCACCTGCGCTTTTGTCAAGTGCGAGACAGCGACGTGGAGATTCCCGTTCTTGTCATATCTCCTGACGCTCTCGGCATCTAGGGCAAGTAAATAGCGGTCGTTGTTCATTTCAATATGTCCGATATATCTAGACGGAAAATGCATCGGCAAAACGGCAACAACCCGGGCGTTACGTTCTGGCCTACAGCCGGGTCGTAAAGCCCCTCGGAAAGGTCGAAGCGTTTGCCGTCCATTGCGATATGCGTCTCGCGTGATGAATACCGCCCCGGGACGTGAACCCATACCGCGTGCTTGATGCCCAATGCCTCGGCGTTGCCGCGTTGGATGCCCTGACTGACTTTGATCGACTGATCAAGCGCAACTCGCTTGGCACGGGCCTCCGTGAAGCCCCTAGAGGCTTTCAGCACGCTTTCGATCTCTCCCAGACTCTGACCCTCGTAGAGGCCGCGTGTAATCGTCTCTCGCACTCTGGCGAGGTCATCCGCCTGCATTTTGGTGATGAGCCCCGTCATGCCGTCCACAAGCCCCGGCAACGCTTTTGCTGTGCTCGGCGCCATGTATCGATTCTTGACGATAGGGATCGTCCATTTTTCTTTGAGCAGAGTAGGAGTGATGCCCGCGCGTATCAGCGCACGCCGCTGGCTCGCTGTCACGTTTTGCGCCATTGCGCGGACAAACCATCCCGAGACGAGCTTTGCGCTTTCTCCCGCGTGAATCATCCACCGCGCCATTTTCTCGGTGAGACTCAGGTCAAGCTTTCGAGCGGCATCGGCGGGATTAGACGCTTTGAAAGCGCGTATCGCCTCATCTATGATCTTTTTCTCTTTGCGTCCCCACAGTGCGGCGTCCTGCGCAACCGTCTCGACAGGCTGCGTGAAGCAGCCCGAATCGATCAGGTTGCGCAGGAGCTCGGCCGTTGCCTCGCGCGTCTGTTTCTCAATGAGAGCAATCAGCCGCTTTTGCAAGGCCGCCTTGAGCCCGGCATTCGGCTCGATCGCGGGGATCGTCTTGATGCGTTTAGCCATTCAAGCCACCTAGGGACTGAAGCAGTTGCCGCGATTCGTCGGGCGGGTTCGATGCTGGAGCAGGCTCTGCCACTGCGGTCGTTGCCTGCTGAAGCGCGCCAAGCAAGCCCTCGATATCCTCAGGCTCCCCTTCGGGCACCTCGTCACTCAAAAAGCCCAAGTGCATCGCCGGCTCTTTCTTGACCGCTTCGCGCATTTCCTCTGCGCTGATTGCCTGAACTTGTGCAAGCGTTGCAAGAGCGCCTGCGCGCGTCTGAGCGGTCATGGCCGCGCTGGCTTCATCTTCCTTGCTCAATTCGTTGAAGTCGAAGGAGATATTCGAATTGATGCTCCCCATTTCGACTAGTTCAATTGCCTCTAAGCAAGTGTTAATTGCTTCGCGACGCAGCTCTTGCTTGGAACGAATGTAATCGTAGTAGTTACGAATGTCGCTTTCACCCGTTGCGTTGAAGCCGCTAGGACTGATTCCCAAGAGCTTCACAGCAGGCGTGCGGTTGATAGACGCTACCATCTCCAGAGACTGCCGCACGACGTCCGTACAGCCCGCAATTGACGTTTGCACGTTCATCACGCTTTCGCCTTCCTTGTCGCAGACGAACACGGCGTTGTTATCGCGATAGCGCTGAAGCGCCTTCATGCGGATGTCGAACAATTGCACCCCGTTAGGCGAGTTGAAGATGTCATCCGTGCTCGTCTGGAAAACGAGAAGCGAGACCTTACGCACCAAGTCGGCCGTATAGACCCGACACTGATTCCAGTGCATCACGTAGTCCCAGAGGATCTGAGCCTGCGGAATGCCGAGGAAGTTGTATGCCGGTTGCAGAAGCGTCGGCGGCGGATTGTCAAAAAGCCTAAGCAAGCGCGACTCATGCACCTTCGTTCCTAGCACCCAGAAGTAGCGGGGCTTGAGGTAGTCGGGCTTGAGCGGGTCGATGGCGTTGTAGTCGCCTGGCGATACGTTCACAGGATCGACCACGACAAACCGAAGCTTCGTACCCGGCTGTAGCTCTGCGCTTTCGTTTGAGTAGCGCAGGGGCAACTCGGGATTTTCCGTGCCGGTGTCGACGTAGATAAAAGCCCCGCCCATGTATCCGGTTAGTGTTGCGGCCTCATGAAAGAGCGTGCGTAGGTGGTACTTCTTCTCTTGAAGTGTCTGAATCTCCTCAACAGCCTCCGCGTCATCGCCCGTGATCGTAATCCACTCGCGGGTAATATCATCCGCAACGGTCTGCACGCAGGCACGGATCATGCCGTTCTGCGCGATCTGCTGAAGCGCGCCGTAACCTACGAAAGAGGTCACTGGGTACTGCCCGAGCTCGTAGCCGTGCTGTTGCAGGGACTTGTAAATCGTCGAGTACAGCCCGGTATCGGCAAGCTCAGCGTCCTGCGCCAGCCGGACCTCTTCGGTCGTGCCGAGCGTAACCGGGAGGGCGAAGCGCTCGCGGACCTTTTCTTCGGTCTCGAAGACCTTGGCAGCTAGCGGAGGGGCGTAGAGCTGAGCGCCGAGCTCTTCCATTAGGGCGGCGCGGCGGGCCTGATCGAGGATGCCGGAGCGCTTATCGGCCCGGGCCTCAGTCTTTGCCTTTTTCTTGGTCTTGGTCTTGGTCATTGCAAGTGCCTGCTTATTCAGTCGTCAAAGCCCCGGGTACTGGTCGCGCCGCGGGGCTTCCTTTTAAGCCGCTCTAGCGCTGGGCCAGATAGGCGAGATTTGTCGGATCGATGTGCAGGCCCGAGTGGCGATTCAGGTCGCTCAAGGCCTGCGTCATCGCGTCGCAGTTGTGAACGAGTAGGCCGTTGGCATAGAAGCAGTGCGCGTCCTCAATCGTCAGATTGAAGACTGGCTGCCTGCTTCCGGACTCGCCAGATGGCTCGACATTTTCTGCTACACGTGACAGAGCTTCCTTTCCGGTACGGGCCGACGAGAGCTGTGAAGTTTGCTCCGCAGACCACGCAAGTTCGGTCTTCCGGCTTCGCATCGTGGTCGTAACGGTATTTGACTTCGCATTTCCTAGAGCAATATTTAGCGTCGATTCTTTTTGCGAGGAAGAGCTTCCCGCAACAGAGGCAGTTGCATTCTTGCTCGGCCTTGGGTTGCTTCGCGTGCTCCCTGTGCCAAGCGCGTCCAGCCTCACTTCTGTGCCAAGCGGACGCGAGAGGCCTGATCCGGTCAAGGTTTCGACGAACCCTTTCAGTATTGAAATTGATCGTCTTAATGTGTTCGCTGCGCGATAGGCACTCAAGGTTGCTGAATTCGTTATTAAACGGGTTGCCATCCTTATGGTGAACTTCCCAGCCGGAAGGGACTTTTTGCCCAGAGTATTTCTCCCAGATGGCGACGTGCAGGCCTTTCGCGCCTTTCCGCCCCTCGTTCGTGGTTGACTGGCTGAGGTAATAACGTCCTTTCGATAGAAGCCGATACGTGACGCCGTCGAACTGGACGGGATCAGGATGCTCGCCTCGGTCATTTGGCGAAGTGTCAACCCCAAGCATTCGTTCTCCGTAACTTGACAGAAAGCCTTGAAACGCCCTTTCCTTGTTAGGAAAGGATGATCCTTTGTCGCCGTGATGCCGTACTTCGTGATCGTCTCGGCCTCACCGGTCATCCCGGCGACCAAGACTCGCTTAATCCCCATCGGGGTGATGACGTGGTCTCCGGCCTTAAGGCTTTCGATAGGACGGTCACCCCACGGCGTGGCGATCAGAGTCCCGGCCGCGAAGCACTGGTCATCGTGAGCGCCAGACGGGAAAGCGAGGAGCTCAGGAATGAAGTCCTGCGCCACCCACGGATAGCGGTCCGGAGGCGGCAGGTAGACGTTCCGGGCCTCCCAGAGCGTCGTTACCGCGTTCGCTCGGGCTTCCTTGCTCTCTTTCGGAGTGATCGGGATGATGCCGGTCACTTTCCTTTTGAGCGCGCTGATGATCGCCGGGCCGTTCGCCTTGTCCTCGATGAGCTTTCGGGTGATCCGCGGGTACTTCCTCGCGGCCGCTACGAACTGCTCGAGCGACTTCACAAAGTCCCAGCGTCCCCGGAACTGGTCGACGAGGTAGAAAGCGCCGTCCTTTCGTCCCCACACCTGCCCGACCACGAAGTCGGATGTCGCGGACTCTTTAAAAGTCATATCCCACGAGATAACGGCCGCGTCGAAGCGCTCCGGGAGCTTGTCCCAGTGCTGAATCCAGTCGGACTTGAAGAGCCCACCGCCGCGCGGCATCGGTCTCTGCTGAAGCTGGCCGGCCGTCGCGAAAGAGCCCATCGTTCGCTCCATCTCGGAGACTTGCGCTTCGGAGAAGCGCTCCGGGAAGAGTAGCTCTCCGTCCTCAGTGCGCGGGTCCGTGAAGCCGATGCATGTCGCGCACCGGCGCTCCGGCTCGAAGCGCATTGGGAGCATCAGGTGCTCATAGCCCAGCTGGCGGCTCAGGATGATCCCGGCCGTATCGCGCTCGTGCAACCTTTGCATGATGACGATGATCGCCGAGTCCTGGTTGTTCACACGGGACGGAACGGCCTCTAGGAAGGTCTGCTCCGCAGCGGAGAGCGCGGCTTCTGAAAAGGCGTCGTCTACGCTCAGCGGGTCGTCGATGATGATGCGGTCGCCTCGAGAGCCAGTGAGGCTTCGGAAAGCCATAGACTCACGAAAGCCAGTAGCCGTGTTTTCGAACTTCTTCTTTGCGTTCTGGTCGCCGCACAGTTCGACGCTCCATCGCTCCTGATACCAATCGGAGGAGATCAAGCGTCGACACTTCAGGTTGTCTCGGATTGCGAGGTCTTCCTTATGCGCAGTTGTCAGATATCGCAGAGAAGGATTTCCGCCTGCGCCCCATTCCCAAGCAGGAAAGAAGACGCCAGTGAGCAGTGATTTCATCATGCCCGGCGGAACGTTCATCAGAAGGCGCTTGATCTGGCCGTTATGCACTGCCTCGAGATGCTCGCACATTGCATCGAGCGCCCACCCCCACTTGATCGGTGTAGCAGGCTCGAGCACGTGCCATGCCATCTTGCAGAACTCGGACAGGCTGCGCCGCGCAATCTCCTGATCAAGTTCGATCAGTGTCGGGAGTCTCGTCATACAGCAACTCTCTTGCGGCCTTGAGCTTTTCCATGTCGATCGTGGAAAGATCAGGCGTGTCGCTCTGAATCTTCACGGTCTTGCGATCGCCGTAGCGCGAATCATCACGCCACGAAATCTGGCGAGCCTTCTCCTGCATCAGCACCTTGAAGGCTTCAACAGTTCCCTTCGGAAAGTCATCGCCGTTCAGCAATCGCGTCTGCAGTTCATTGTTCAAATTTGCTTGAAGCTCAAGCAATTCATCGTTGAACTTCTCGGCGCTTGCTTCGCGCGCGCGCGCGGACTGGGTGCAAAACTCTGGATTGGTGTCTTTCCATCTGCGAAGAGTTACCGCATCCGGCATGCCAGGCATCTTGCAAATCTGACGCTCTGACTTGCCTTCACGAATCAAATCACAGATTCTCTCCGCAAGCTCCGGCGTATAGGTTGATGGTCTTCCGCCCTTGGAGGCGTTCGGTTTTGATGCCATAGCACCTCCTTTTCTTTTGTGGAACTTCAGGCATCGTCCTACCCCAAAAAGAAAAGGGCCTCTCCGGAGAGAAGCCCTTGTGCTCAGGACCCGGAACCAGTGAAGCAAAGTGAAAAGCTGGTTCGGTCCTGGTTTGATTTTAGGCAATCGACAGCTGAAGCCTATGGCCGAGTGACCGAAGAGTGGCCTCAATACGGTCGATCTTCGTAGGATGGCGAACGTCGAGAATCCGCGTCACTTCAGGAAGCTTCAGTTCGGCCTTCTTAGCGAGTTCGACGCGAGAAACACCATCGCGCGCCATCGCATTTGAAAGCAGAATTTTTGCAACCTGATTTGCGCTCAGATGAACAACATATTCACCGGGAAGCGCAGGTGACGCCTCCGGAATAAGTTCTCCATCTTTAATACGGAACTCGACACAATCCTCGACGGCATAACGGGCCCAATTTTCAAGAGGCTCGCCATCCACGGAATATGACAGAAGTTCGGGCAGATCCCGGCAACGAACAATCTCAGTGCCGTCCTTAAGCTTTTCAAAGCGGCATGGAAAATCGAAATTTGACATTTGTCAGACATACGATCATGCAGCAAGCCCCGCCGGCTAAGGCGGGGGTGTGTTTTATTTCTTAGAGACTTCCTTCAGGCCAAGATCGCGAATGATGTCCTTGCGGATACTTTCATTCATCTCTGCGCCGGGGTGTCGAGGCATGGTTTGCGTTTTTGGGTTCCCCGGGACTCTCAGGCGAAGGTGTCTGGTTCCGTGGGTGACCTCAACGCCTCTCGACTTAAGCCACCGAAGAAATTCACTTTGCTTCATGATCTCCTCTATTGGTTGAACACGTGAATATTCTACCATGAGGTTAGCATTTTTGCAAATGTTATGTATTTCGACGCTACTTATTCCGGCATCAAAAAAGCCCGGTCATCTCTGACTGGGCTTACGTTTCTTTCGGGTGCAAAAAGGCTGCCCCGTGGCAAAACTCTCGAAATCGCAATGGAAGTCGGCTAAAAATTGTATGTTCAGTATATATACCTCAACCATCGTTGTCAAAGTACGTTTTGATGATTCTCTGGAACTTCTGACACACGCCATCAAATGCACGCAAGAAACCGCGATACGTCACGCGGAGTTCCCTAGCGCACAAACCGACGTGCCTCCCTTCTCCATAGACCATTTGAAGCACGCGCTTTTCCTGTGGAGTTAGCCAGGGTCCCCCATAGGCAGCAGATAGCTTTTCCGCATCAGCCATATCAGCACTCGAGATTGGAGGTTCGTTCCGGTACTCCTCAATAGCTGGAGGGCCATACTTCAGGCGGAGTTCGTTTAATACCTGAGCTGTCGGCGAAGGTAATGATTTCCTGCGAGCTCGAATGCACCGACTCCAGTTTTGCAAGCGTTTGGAGAATATCGGATCGATCATGAAAGCTCCTCGATGTAGACGGTGACGGATGGGAACTCTGCGTACGTTTTGGCAGCAGAGACCTCAACGACTTGAGCGTCATCCTTCCACGCGATGCCGTTGAGTCCATCGCAGATGATTTTGATGATGTTGTCCATATCCGGCTTCTTGGCAGGTCGTTCGCAGCCCTGCAGGCATGCTGCGCGGCGTTTCTGCGAGTACGAAGCAGGCACAGGGAAAGCAGCGAGGATAGAAATCTTGACTGCCCCGCGCATGATGTCTCGGTTGCACATCGCGTACTTGCCAAGAACGGCTACACGGGCCTCGTAGCGACGGGTTTCATCGGGCGTATAGGCGTGGCCGGTGCGAGAGAAGCGCGGACGTGCCTTGCCCTGAGGCGTACCGGGAATGTTGAGCTTAACCACGGACTTTCTTCTCCTCTCGAGTGCGTTCTTCATACTTCGTAAAGCCGGCTGGGCTCCATGCTTTGATCTGATCGAGTTTGAACGTCAGCCCATAGAGGTCAGCGAAGATCGTAAAACCGCGTCGTTCGCCGTAGAAGCGATCCCAGGCTCCTTCTTTTAGGACGAAGAAGAGCGCGGCACCTTCAGGCGGATAGGTGGAGATGTCGTCGATGTCCACCTCAGTGAAAGTGAAAGGCGGGCGCTTCGGCGTGTGTTCCTTGGAAGGCGGATCGATGGACATGAGACGGGTGACTTTCTTGAGCGTCATTTCGTTTTGGCCTTTGATTGAAGTTCTTTGCGCCATTGGTCGAAAGCGGCGCGGAGGATTCGGACGGTTTCAAAGCGGCGTGCTATGCGGTCGGCATCGGGCTCGGGCTCGAAGTGCTCGCAGTAGTCCACGGACTCGACGGAGCGAAATCGCTTGTATCCGCTGATCTCCCCGGGGAGAGAGCAGTAGACGAGGCCTCTGGCGAGCATCCCCCACTGGCCTCTGTGGAGGCGAAGCGGATCGCCTTTCGGCAGCGGCTCGAGCGGTGCGCAGTTGCGGCAGCGAAGACACTCACTCATGTCGCTCCCTCATGATGAAGGTCGTCCGGCTGATCCAACGCGTTCTGGCTCGGAAGAAGAAGCGCTGACCGCATCTCAGGCCGCCTCCTTTTTCTCGCGCCGGCGATAGTCTTCCCAGTCGAAGGCGATGACCCTGCCGCCGTCGAGAAGCCGGGAGACAGCGGCGTCGCCGATAAGGGACGTGATGGAAAGGCCGTCTCCGTCGGCCACGAGCGGGAGATTGCTGATGAGCACAGTGGGTCGGCACTGCTCGTAGCGCCGATTGATGACCTCGAAAAGGAGGTCTGCGCCGTGAGCGGAGACAGGCGAGCGCCCCAGCTCGTCGATGACGAGGAGGTCAAGGTCGAAGTACGCCTGCTTCACCGAGGCCGTGCGCTCAGCGCTGCCGGGAGCCTTGTCGTAGGTCTGGCAGATGGACGAGATGAGCTCGGAGGCCGTGAGCATCTTGGCCGTGTAGGCCGAGCGGAGAGCAAGCGCGACGAGCGCCGCGCCCATATGCGTTTTGCCGGTGCCAGCGTCGCCCGTGAAGATGAATGAGCGGCCGCGTGCGATGGAGACATCGGCCTCACGCCCCCAGGCGACGATGGACTCCTTGGCGCGCTTCATCGGCTCGGAGAAGCACTCGAAGGAAGCGACGGTGACGCCGCGGAAGCGCGGAGGGATGGCAATCTCGAGCGACCTGGCGACCTCAGCCTGACGGCGGCAGCCGGGACAGGTGTCGAAGTGGAAGGTGCCGCCGTCATCGACCCAGTAAGCCTTATAGCGGCCGTGCTTCGGGCATTCACCCCACTGCGTGTCATACGGCGTGCGACGCCCACTTCCCGAAGTTTCGGTGGTTGAGACTTCGCGTGTCTGTTGCGCCAAGCGTCCGCTGAGGCTTTTGAGCGCTGCTCCGATAGCGGTTGTCATATGCGAACTCCTTTCCGATCCAATTCATGAACTCGCGCTTCCAAGTCGCGAGGGTTTTCTTTGTAGTTGTGGGCGCGTAGCGCGCTCGAAGTTTGAGGAAGACGCGCTGCGGATCTATGTCCGGTCTGGCGATCTTTGCTGCCTCTGCCCAGTCATCAGGGAGCGTTTCCGGAAAGGGCACTCTCGGCTGCTGAGATCTCCGCTGCTTCTTTGGGGGCAAGTCAGCGTCGGGATCAGGGAGAGCCTCAGGAGCCTGCTCACTGTCTTGTGTCGCGAGCATCGCTTCCTCGAAAAGAGACTGGTCGAAGTCTTCGGGATAGGGCGTCTGCGCTTGCGCAGATGCGACGGCGGCGTTAGCCGACCTTGCTTCCGGAAGTGCGCATAGAACTTCCCTGTTCCTTTCCCTGTTAATTCCCTGTTCTATTTCCCTGTTAATTCCCTGTTCGGGGTTCACTTCTGAACCCCCTCCCGGTTCACTTCTGAACCCGGTGGGGGTGCACTTCTGAACCCCCTCCCCGTTCACAACTGAACCCGGTTCACTTCTGAACCCGGTCAACTTCTGAACCGGGGTACCCTTTTTGCCAAGTTCTGTTCTGAAGAACTCTTTGAAGCACTCCAATTTCGGCTCAGGAAGGTTGTGCACATGAATGACGTAGCTACGAACCTTTCCGGGTTCTGCAGAGAACGAAAGCAAACCTTGTTCGCAAAGGGCCTTGATGGACTGTCGAACGATGTTGCGGGACTTTCTGGCGACGAGCATGACTGATTCGAGCGCCGGAAAGCAGCGACCGTCCTCCTCATTGAGGAAGCTCGCGATTGCTTCCAGAACGTCCACGTCAGTGCCGTCCGTCAGCCCGCTCACGCGGATAAGTCCAGCCGTTTTCCAGCCCATAACTCCCCCTTATTCGGCGAAGTCAGGGTTGAGAACACTGCGGGGAACGCCCGCAGCCTTCGCGAAGATCCGAACGCGATCAGACGGAACGTAGCCGCGCTTGATCCATTTCGAGATGGCCTGTCGCGATAGAGGCGGGGTGTAAAGCTTCGCGACCTTGTCGCGGGAGCCAACGGCTCGAACAGCTTCTTCGACGAGTTTCGAATGTGGAGAAATAGGCGTATTTGACATTAGCAACTCCTAGTTGACGAAGATGATAGCACGTGAGCAAACTTTAGTTGTTTGCTTCGCGTCAACTAGTGGTTAATACTCTGAAAAGGAGATTGCATGAGCACTGATTCGACGAATCCGATTCGGGCCGCCATGTTGGCCCAGAACAAAACGCAAGCTGATGTAGCTGCGGCACTCGGCGTAAGCCGTCAGGCCGTCCAGAAATGGACGACGGGCACGCCGCCCACGCTTGCGAACCTCAAGCGCCTTGCGCGCTTTCTGGGCGTCCCTGTCGCTTCCCTGACTGGTGATGACGAAAAGCCTTTCCACCCCGTAGACAGCTTTACTGAGACTCATCGTGAGGGGTGGACAATCGTCCCGGTGCTTGACGCCTATGGCGGCTGCTCGCTGATCGGCGCTTTTGCTCAGTCCGGCGAAATCATCGGATCTGTCGAATTCTCAGATTCTTTCCTGCTCGCTTCGCCGGGCGTCGTTGGGAGCATTACAAAAGATCGGTTCTGCATGGTCTCCCCAACGGGCGACAGCATGGAGCCGACGATTGGGAAATACGATCACTGCCTGGTAGATAGAAAGCAAAGCGAGATTCGTGGCGACGGGATTTATTGGCTTCAGATTGAAGGCACCTACTTTCTGAAGCGCGTAGCCATGAACTATGACCGGTCAATTACGCTTCTGTCGGACAATCCGCGCTACCCGCCTCAAGTCGTTCCGCGTGATGTTATGGACACTGCTTGCGTCATCGGCAGAGTAATCCGCACCGTTGGAATCAAGGATGCATAGTCCACAGCCAGACACTCCCAGACAGCCCGCCTAGTGCGGGCTTTTTTATTTGCGCCATGTCAACCTTTTGTTTCTTTTTGCCACCCTCAATAGACAACCACGGGTTGCTTATCTGCTTTTTGTGCGCTACTATTGGTTCCGTTGATAGCCACCTATGGTTGTCAGCAAATCTCCCTCCCCCGGCCGGAAGCTGGGAGGGGCACCGGATGATGATTAGTCAGACGGGCGACGGAAAGCCTCAAGGCGCGGAGCTAGTACCTCCCGCCGAGCGGACAAAAACGCACACGGGCAGACCTGAGCAGTGAATCTCCCCCGCCGGGAGTTGGTTCAGACCATCGGCGAGGGAGAGGGCCAATTGAAGCGCTTGCGAAATCGAGCGCTTCTGTGGGCCTTTCTTAGGAGGATTTATGAAGGTAGAAATTGAAGACGGCCGTCTGATCGTTACGCCGATCACGGAAGAAGATTCTCGGATCATCTATGCATTGGCGGCCGCCTATGCCGCATTCGATGCGGTTTGCTATCCGATCATGGGCGAAGCAGTTCGTTGCACCGAGGGCGATAGTGCTCAATCAAGCGACGCTCTACAACGTCGAGCATCAGAAGAGTGACTTGCGTGCAGACGGCTATCTTCTCGAATCCAAGTCTGGAGGCCTCGTTCCACTTGTGATGATCGTTAAATCGTGTGCTGAGATCGGTCGTTTGCCCGATATAGAGTACGTGGTTATCCGCGGTCAGGAACGCATAGATGGCAACCACTGCTTTAAATCTGGTGTTTTTCGAGTAAACGCCGAATGGATAAGTCTTCCCGTAGTTGTCCTTAAAAGTTAAGGATCCCAGTTTCATGTTTCTTTCCTTGCGTGAGTTGATGAATGTCGAATTGCACTCCGACAGTTCATCTTCTCACGCTGGGAGGAAGCCGGCCAACTTCAGCCCATTCTCAAGAGCGGGCTGAGGTGGGCTTTTCGTATAATGGATTGCAGAGACACACGGGGATACGACGTGACACTTACTGACAATCAAAAACGGGCTATGATCAAACGCGTAGCCGACGCCTTGGAGAAATTAGGCGTAGCTGGTCTGGCTGTCGGGATTTTCCAGGGGAACGTCGTTGGGGCGGTCTGCGGAATCGCCTTCATCGGGGTGTCTCTCGCCCTTACTTACTATCTGGAGCGCTAACTATGTCTGCCGCATGGATTGTTTATATCGTAGGCGGTTGCGTCTTAGCCGCCTTTGGCTTCTACCTACTTCGCGGTCTTCCCCCGAAGCATCGGCACTAATCGCTGACACGAACAATCAGGCCCTCGCCCCGAAAGGAGCGGGGGCTTTTTCATGCTCTCTCCGGAGAGCCCAGCTTCAAGCCGTCTCCACCGGCCCTCATTCCAAAAGGGCCGCGCCCCCATGCAAGGCACGCTCCGGGAGGAGACTTGAATCTAAATGGAGAACACCATGATTCAACACGACAGCGATTGTGCAGTCCACAACGACCCCGCGCTTCCGCCGGGGCCGTGTAACTGCGGCGCTCAGGCTAAATATGAACGCCGATGGATTGCATACCTTCGTCAGCGGGGTTGTAGAGCGGTCGCTCACCGGAGAATTGCTTTTGGCATGTGGTTAGGCCAACGATTTTGCCAAGCGAGAACAGATGCCACCCGGGCACTGTGCCTGACCTGCTACCGCCTGCTGTTTGGTAAGCGCGCAGCGCGGGACGCCCTGCGGTGGTGGTGCCGAGCAAAAAGGGCTCAACTTCGCGCTGAAGCCCATCGTAGACAAAGCGCACTACCTGCCGATTGATGATGGCATCTTCCAATTCTGTCTGAACAGACATCTTTCCTCCTTCGGAGTTTGGTTTAAAGAA